GGGCCTGGTGAGGGGATTTCATGAATCCCCCCCAATCTTCTCAGCGAGATTAAGTTATATAGTTCCACGTGCTTACGGCCCGGGTTTCCCCTGCACTGAACTACTCTGGATTAGTACACCGTTAACGACTAATCAGTGTCACCCCACACCATTGGTTTCCCAAGGGCACCTCTGCAAAGGTGGTGTGGCGTCCCGTGTGACTGCTGTACGGTCTGTCTCAAAGGTGTCATGTCCAGAGCGCTTCTATACGAGATGCACCTAAGAAGCTGCACATCAAGTCGGACCTTTATCAGGCCGGTCCTAGCCTGTGATAACCTTGGGCAGGTTTATGCGCTAACCCCACTGATGGAGGTTGCTCCCCGCATTTCAGCTGAGTATCTCATGCGGAGGAGTCCGAGCTGTATCACGACAGCTTGTTTGCTGGAGCCAACAACCAGCCTTCCCACCGAGTAGTCACCCTTATCTTCGTCGCTGAGAGCGGAGAAAGCGGTGGCATCTATGTTGCGCAATTCCGGTGGGTTTCCTCGTGTTTCGATCTTAGGGCGGTAAGTTTTCCCGGAGAGGGAAGGGACTAACACGAGGGATTCGCTGTCCATCAGGTCTGTGAGGGTCTTAGGTGTTTCCGTGCTGTAGTTCGGATAGAACCTCAAAACCAGATTTCCCGGTGTTGTCGTAGGACAGCTGGGGATCCACTCGAAGGAGAGTGCTCGCCATCTGTGGATGGCGAAAGCGGATCCAATTGTACGCAGGTGTGGTGCACTTCCCGAGTAAATGGGCTTGTCTCCTGCAGGCACTGACAATCGCGGTATGATTGGTATTGTCTGTATAGTGTCCGCGGCAGTAGACGAGTTGACTTGAAGTATGATTTCCTCGTGGGATAACTTCTGCCAACCCTGTCCTTGGCCCATGCGTGGTCTACTCGGGCCCAGAGTTGTAACATACTGTAGGGGGGTGGAGCCCCGTTCCACAGATTTACCTCTCGCACGGCGGCGAGGGGGGTTAGGTATAGCACGCTTGCCACGTCCTCTGGTAGGGGTAGCTCCATTGCGATTCATTTCTGGATCTCAATGTTTTGGTATTTCTCGTGATGGTACACTGTGTGGTATGAGGGAACCACCACTGGAGCTACGTTCCACGACCGTGAAAACAGGATCAGTAATAGAAGTAGGCAGAGTACTAGGAGGGGCCCAACTCTTGGGTCCTCGGGACAATAGCACTTGCCGGTCGCCACTAGAAATTGAAGTTGAAAGTATTTTCAATCTTGTCAGCAGTTTGAACAATTCCTAGGCTGAACCTGTCTTCTTGTGCGTCTCGTTGGCTTAAAGCGGTGCGGCCAGCGCCTGCTGCCACTGAGAGTCTGGCAGATCTGGCTTGCTGGCGGTCCTTTGCACCGGTTTTGTTGGGCTCTTTGGTTGCAAGGGTATCTTGGGCAGGAGTCTCAACAGTAGACATTCGGGCGTTCTTGCAGGAATACCCAACCTGGATTCGGTCCACTCCAATTCAAGGGAGTCATAATAACCTTCCAAGGCTGTTTGCTCGTCAGGAGTGTAGCCAAATGCAAGGTAGAATGAATATCTGGTCGCCGCTGAAATGGGGCGGGCCTTCCGGTCGGATTTGCCGTGGTGTAGCACGTAAGATAACCCGTACCTAAACTCCTTTGACTTGTGGATGTTACCCTTGTTAATGCCGTTTCGAATCATGCACTGGTAATACGCTTGTTTGATGGGCATACCACCTGTCAGACTTAATCCTGCTTCTCCAACTGCTCTACACCATTTGCGAGCGCTGTTCGCTGTGTAAAAAGGAGTAATGCTGCACGCATCTTTACTCATGGTAACAGTTGGGTTTCTGACGAGGACATACTGGGTTCCGTCAAAAACTGGCTTCATTTGGCAGAATTCTATTTGCTCTGTGATATAGACTGGTTGCTCTGCTACGACCTCAAACCCATACTTCATCCAATGGTCGTACAATGCCTTGACTACCACTTCCTCATCATCCACCGAGCAGATTAGGACATTGTCGTCTCCATTGTTGACGAGTTGAGCATCAACGCCTAGACTGTCAACCAAGTCTTTCACTATTAGCGATGCCAAAATGCAGTTTCCCAGACTGGTGTTCATGTCACCAGACATCCTCTTTCCGTCTACTAAGTACTTGAAAAATCCATCATTGGTGTGTGCAGTGCCCTGGTTGTGGATTTGCCATTTGAGTAGTAGACTAAGCAGTTCAGGGTATCCGTGAATAGATTTGTAGATGGAGTGCTCAAATCTTAGCGCTTCTACAGATACGTGCTGATCGAAACGGGAGGCGTCAAATCCTATTGCGCAAGGGTTGGAGTATTTGCACATTTTCTTGTGGATTTCGGCGCCCATAGCCTCTACATTCATGCCTTTAAATATTGTCTTCCCCCCCCATATTCTGTCTATGGCTTTATAGATTGGGTGTTCTATGTGCTTGAGATACTTACCCAACTCGACATTGTATCTGGGGTGACGTGGTTGTATGACCCTAGGACAGGGGTCTGTCTTGAGTGTGAGGTTTAATTTCTCCGCCTTGATGAAGGTTTTAAGATATGAGTCTTGGACAGCCACAGGGCGTTCGGACAAGGAAATCACAGCCTTGCTATAAGTGGTCAACTGGGGACCATCATAGTAAGAAAGGAACATCTCGTCAGTGATTGGACTCTTCCTACCGACTCGTCTCACAATCTCCTTCTTGTATTTGTCTAGGCGTTTGAATATGCCTCTGACTGGTTCTGGGGCAGGGCAAAACGCAGGGTCAAGTGAGGCTACAAAGTCTGTCTTGTAATTCTTGACCATGTACACCCTTTCGGCTAAGCCCCTTTCAAGGTTCGCAGCACTGTTGTTGTGAAGCCCAAACTCATACTGATCGCCCAGTCCAGCGATACGGTAAATACTGCGTACCTTGGGGTCCCTATCTTTAAAGTGGCATCTGAGACGGGGGTGTCGGACCCGAGTGCGCTTGCACTGGACCCCCTGCCACTTTTCGATACACCCCTACTTGGCAAACCTCAGACCCGTTTCCGGGTCCGAGATAAAAATGGATCTTGCCCAAGCAGTCCAATTGGCCCCAACTAATGGATTGGTCACTAGTTTTTGCAGTGGGGTGGTGTGTCGAAATGTGTCTGCATAGCGCTCAAGCACTTTCTTGGTGTCATCACAGTTCATAGTGATGGCCTGATCCTGGTCGTATGCGCTAGGCAGGAATACAAATGGCAAGGCAGCGGATATGCTTTTCTGTGTGTCCGAGGGGTTAACTCCTTTCTTATCACACACCCTGTAGAGGTATCTCCAGACAGCCAACTGGTTAGCCTCTGTGGGTTTTGGAACCCCAGCGAATTCGTTCTTTGCCATTGTTACTAGGGAGCGGACGAAACGGCCATGATTTTTAACCAGGTATTGTGCCACCTCAGATTTAAGCACTTTGCCGTCATTGTCAATTTCAGCTGGCTCTAGCACGATTTTGGTGAGTTCGTCTTCCATCCGGTCGTGAATGAACCCTTTGCTTTCCTCCTCTAGTCGGGCCTTCACTTCTTCATAGCACTTCTGCATATGAGTGGGCCTCTGTTTTGCTAGGTCCTGGCGGTCAATGGTCTCCGTGATGGTAACCCATTTGTAGAATCCATATACCGTTGCCGCTACCACTCCTCCGCACAACAACCATGAAAACCAAGAAGACTCTCGGGGGTTGGAGGTGGTGGTTGCCTCGCCTAGCAAGCTCTCTTTGGGGCTATGTGCGACACATCTCCGACATGACATCCATGGTTGATATGTAGTGATGTCACTGACGGCGTGTGAAATGCCATGTAGAACTCTTTCAGCCCCGAACCACAGATTGGCTAGCATTCTTAGACAGGTGTGAAGCCAACCTGGCAGGTATTCCTTTAATCCCTCGTTCAGACTCTTCATCCATGGCTGTCCAACTACCAAAATTTGGTTGTATAACCATGATATAGCGGTCCGCGGAGCGTCTGTGACTTTATCGTCAAACTCGTTCCATTGCTTTTGGGTGAGTCCGTGGACCACCAGCTTGTAGTAGTCACTGGGCTTCGCCAGCAACACTGCAACGGAAGGTGAGAGATGGGAATAGCTTTCCTTGATTACGTGGGTAGCCACTACCTTGAATTGATGCACGCTTAGGCCGTCTATTCCACTCAGCCATGAGAGTGTAGCCTGTGGGAAGCGTGTAAGTAGTAGTTGCAGTTTGTCACTGTCCACTGATGGCATGGAAAGCGAAGATGTAGCAGAGAGAATGTGCTGTATGAGCGACTCCATCTTCAGGTATGGGTTGCAGCCAATACCC